GGACAGAGTTTAAAGCTGCTAATGGAAATAGCATAAATAGACAAGAGCAAGAGCTTATAGCCAGGTTACATTCTAAATACTACAAGCACAGTTATTATCTTCCTTGCACTTGTACTCCAAAAACATATATAGCGTGGATAAAACAACTTAATGATATTTACGCTAATGGGTCTGAGTAAAATACATCTATACGAACAAGCAGTAGTTCAAATACTGAATATGGATAATTGGGATTTAAAATGGGCTGGTAATGGTTTTGAACATTACGATGCTATAGGTAAGACTCCTAAAGGTCACGACTGTGTAATAGAAATGAAGTTTAGAAATAAATACTATAAAGAAAAGATGTTAGAGGTTTATAAGTATGAGCAACTAATAAGTATGGATTCCGAAATAGTAAAGCTGTACTTTGTATCTGACCCTAAAGGAAACTATTTATATTGGCTAAACTATTTAGATATGCCAGAACCTGTAGAAATGTATTGTCCTGATACTACAATGTGGACTAAGAAACGATTACTAAAACCTGTATATCTTCTAACAGAACAACAAGCAAGTATTGTAAATAGAGAATCATATAATTAAATTTTGTTAATAACTATAAAAGAGTTATATTAGCCTATATAACTTTAAAAACAAAATTATGAACCATAACCATAATGCTTTTGAAAATCAAATATTCAATCATTTTAGAGAAAAAGTAAAAGAAATAAATGCTGCAATAGAATTATTAGTTGAGCATAATTATAAAATTATTGATTTAGAAAATCAAATTATAGATAAGGATAATATACAGAATATAGAAAAGAGATTTAGTTTTGATTATAAAAGAACACCTAAAACAAGTTATGAAAAAACATAGACAATATAGAAGCAATCAAGGAAGAAGTCCAAGAAAAGAAGAACAGATAATGAATGTTCTAAGAATAGCATTTCTTGCATTATCAATAACAATATTAACCTGTGTAATACTTAACTAATATGCCAATACCTAAACCTAAACCATCAGAAACACATAATGATTTTATTAATCGATGTATGTCAGACGAAGTAATGATTAATGAATATCCTAAAAGATATCAAAGACTCGCAGTATGTACAGCACAACTTAAAAGAAAATGACATTACTTCAGAATCAGATTTATGAAGCTAACTTTAATTATATAGGTCAAGCTCTAATTAAAGCATACGATACTAAGAAAGACAATAATCAACCTACTAAAGAATTAGGTAACTTAATTAAGTGCGTAAATGAAATGCATATGTTTGTTATGGGTCTTAGAAACGAAGTACAAATATTAGACTATAAAATAAAGTTAGCAGAAGCAGACAAACTAAGAGCAATAGAAAGAGCAAGGAAATCAGAAAAACTTATAAAATGATACAACTATTAGACGGAAAGAAATATGACCACAAAGAACTATTATCTAAAATGGATGACGATTCTTTTTACTATGGAGAACTAAACAAATTAGCTTTAAGCAGTTCTTCACTTAAATTACTATTATCAAGTCCTAAGACTTATAAGCACGTTACTGAGTATGGTAATCCAGAAACACAACCATTAAGAGATGGGTGGTTATTTCATACAGCTATATTAGAACCTCACGTTTTCAATGCACAGATATTTGTTGATGTAGCAAGTAAGAATACTAAAGCATTTAAACTGGCTAAAGAAGAACACGGTAGAGTATTCACAATGTCAGAAAAGAATAAAGCTGAGAAGTTAGCAGATGCATTCTTTAGAAATGAACACGCACTTAGATTAATAACAGACTGTGAGTTTGAAGTTCCTGCAATAGGAAATGTATGTGGCTTTCCATTTAGAGGTAAAGCAGATGTTCTTGGAAAAGATAGAATAGTAGATTTAAAAACTACAACAGACATAAAAGGTTTTCCATATGCTGCAAAGAAATATGGATATGATGTTCAATGTTATTTGTACTGTTCTCTCTTTAATGTGGGATATGAGCAATTCAAATTCTTAGTAATGGACAAAGGAAGTTTAGATATAGGTATATGGGACTGTTCAGAAGAATTTTACTTAGAAGGTAAAAGAAAAGTAGAGAAGGCTGTAGACATCTTTGAAACTTTCTTTATTCACGGTGCAGCTTTAGACGATTATGTATTGACAGGTACGCTATGAAACAATTAATAAAAGACATAGACATTATAATAGACGCTATACATATAGGAGATACAGAAGATGCAATAGATATGCTTCAGGAGATACAAAGAGAATTAAAAATTAAATTATTATTATTATGAAAAAGAGAGCTTACGATATAGCAAGACAAATATGCAACCTTGCAGAATTAAATGTATTTGACAATACAAGAAAAAGAGAATATGTAGAAGCAAGAGCTTTAGTTGCTTTAGTACTTTATAAGTACTTAAACATATCATTAACAAATATAGCAAGGTTCTTCCAAGACAATGGAAAGAGTATGCACCACGCAAATGTATTGCATTTGATTAGAAGTTACGATACTTACAAGTTCTACAACAAGAACCTGGACAAGTGGTTAGATATGGTTATAAATGAAATTGATGATGTGGGAAACGAAAACAAAAGAACTCTTATTAAACATCGTATTAAGTATCTTACCAATAACGACATAGACGAATTAGCACTCTATACAGAGGATATGTATAATAAAGTTCTACAAAAAGAAGAAAGTATTTAAAAATTGATTTATTTTTCGATATATAGATATAAACAATCTTGATTAATCAAGTTTTTTCAAGTTATGAATACACACGGAGGTAAAAGAGAAGGTTCTGGTAGAAAGGCAAAAACTGAAGAAGTACAGCTTATAGAAAAGCTGAAACCTTTAGAAGACTTAGCATTTGAAGCTCTTAAAGAAGGTCTACAAAAAAAGGACTTTAAGTTTGTTCAACTATACTATAATTACTTTGCAGGTAAACCAAAAGAAACAAAGGATATAACTATAAACGAAGATGTACCTTTATTCATTGATTGATGTTTACAAAAACAGAAGCAGTAATAAAACTTAGAGAATTAGGAAGTAGAATAAGAATAGTAAGAGGTGGTTCTTCTGCTGGTAAGACTGTAGCTATTCTAATGATACTTATAGACTATGCTATTAAAAACAAGAACAAAGAAATAAGTGTAGTAGCAGAATCAGTCCCACACTTGCGTAGAGGAGCTTTAAAGGACTTTCTTAATATACTTAAAGCAACCAATAGGTACGATGAGAGAAAGTTTAACAAATCAACTCTAAAGTACCAATTCAGTACAGGTTCTTATATAGAGTTCTTCTCCACAGACCAACCTGATAAATTAAGAGGAGCAAGAAGAACAGACTTGTTTATTAACGAGTGTAATAACATTCCTTCTTTTGAAGTGTATCAACAACTTGCAGTTAGAACATCAGGAACGGTGTGGTTAGATTACAATCCAAGTAACATCTTCTGGGTAGACAAAGAACTAATAGGACAAGAAGATACTGACTTTCTCACACTAACATATAAAGACAATGACAGCTTACCTAATTCAATAGTAAAAGAAATAGAGAAAGCAAAAGATAAAGCTAAGACCTCAACCTATTGGGCTAATTGGTGGAAAGTATATGGACTTGGTGAGATAGGTAGTTTAGAGGGAGTATGTATTCCTGATTGGAAGTACATTGATAATATTCCTTATGAAGCAAGGTTACTTTGTGCAGGATTAGACTTTGGCTATAGCATAGACCCAAGTACGATTATCTTATTATACAAATGGAACAACGCTTACATATATGATGAGATACTATATCAAAAAGGAATGCTCAATAGAGACATAAGTAGATTCTTAAAAGACAATAACATCACTACTCACATTTGGGCTGATAGTGCAGAACCAAAATCAATAAATGAAATCAGAGCGTATGGACATAAAATATCAGGAGTAACTAAAGGTAGAGATTCAGTAGTCTATGGAATCAATCTAATAAACCAAAATGAAATCTATGTAACCTCCAGGTCTAAGAATCTAATCAAAGAACTACAAGGATATATATGGTCTAAAGATAAAGAAGGTAATAACATACAGAAACC